ACGCGCTTGCTATCCTTGTCCCAAATCTCCCAAATCTCGGCAGTCTTGAACAAGTCGGCAGAGGTATCGTTCTTGATGTCCTCGTCGTCGGCAGCGTCAAGAGTGATCGCTTTGCCGATTTCTTCGCCGAACTTCTCGATGCAGTCATCGCGCGTCATCCGGTGGCGGAAGGCGATGGCCGGCACATCGTTCCAACACTTGGCCGGCCCAAGGATGCGGAAATCATCGTATTGCACGCGCTCGCAAATGACCTGTTCCCAGGCGATAGACTCGTACGGTTCGGCAGCGCCGCCCTCTTTGGCTTCGCCTGGCTCACTGTGGATGTCCGGCACGTAGCGCACGCGGGAGACAGTTCGTCCGGCCAACAGCATGCACAGCACATCATCTTGCAGCACGGCGTCGAAGTCGTAGGTGTCCTGTGCGAACTCCAGGGCGCGGGTCAGCACTTCGCTGACGGCTTTGCCAAGTGGGTCTTCGTCCTGATAGCGGCGCCGTACGTCAGGCTGGGGAAGAGAGTTGTAGACCGATTGCCGCAGCGTCTCGGTGTTCGTCCATAGGATGTTGAACGAGTTCGTTTCCGGCGATTCCGGCGTGTATTTTTTGTAAATCTCGGCCGCTTTCTTGCGCCAGGTGCTTTCGCGCTTGTCGGCTAGCTTCAATTCGAGCTTCCAGCGGCGCGCTACGGCTTCGGGCGATTGCCCCAAGTCCTGCGGTCGCTCAAGGCTATTCGCGGTTGAGTCGTTCATTTGTCCAGCGCCGTCACGGCGTTAAGAGTTCGAATCGGGTTTAGGCCAGGGCCACCATGAGTGTCGCAGTCGTACCTGTAGCCATGATTCGGCCTTGTTCAAGCATCACGGGGATAGTTTGACCAGCAATAACAGTGAACAGCACGCCGGGGCTGGTGGCGTCTTTGCTGACAGTGAGGTTGCCGGCGCCGCCTACGCAGATGGCGCGACAATTGATGAGAGTGGTATCGCTGGGAGTGACAGCCTGAAAGCTGCCATAGGTCATTACGGTCTGTTGCATTATCTGCCCCTGCGCCATCGCGGCGTTTTGGTTTGGACTACTCTTGCCTGCTGCGCCCTTGCCGGGCGATTATTTCGTTGATCGTGCGCTGGTGCGGCCACCGTGGCGCTGCCTCTTCCTTCGGCTTATATTCCTCACGCCACACCAAGCACGCATACCGGAACGCATCGGCGTAATGACTAGTCCAATCGTGGCGCGGCTTATCCCTGAAACATTTCTTGTCCTCATCATACTCTCTTTGATATTGTTTGAGAGCATCCAAGCCGTCAACGCAAGAAGAATCGATGAAAATTTCAGCAAGTGTCAGCCTGGCTGCCTGAATACCGTCGATCAGGCCCAGTTCAGGCACGATGCGCGGTCGCCAGCCCAAGCTGGTGAACTGTTGCTCAATGCTGCGGCCAGTCTGCAAGCTCTTCGCGCGGGCGTCGTGCGGAAGCCATAACCACTGCCCGTATTTGTACGGCTTGGCGCGCAAAACGTCGTTGTAGTGCGCAATCGGCATCCCATTCGTTGCATAGCAGTCAATGATACGAAGCTCTTTGCCCACCTGAAACCAGAAAATAGCAGTGTCGTCGCTGAAGCCTAGGTCCATGACGGCGTGTACTGGTAACTCGGGGTCGTACAGGTCTGGCTTGACGCGCCCTTGCTGCTCTGCCAGCCACAATTCCTTACCGTAGATCGCTCCAGGCAAGGCGGCGTCGAAATCGCATTCCATCTCTTGGCGCCAGGCGTCCTCCGTTAACTCGGCCTGCAGTTCGACCAATTCGGCAGCCGGCAGCAGGCCTGATTCACTGGCTTTGATCGTTAGACAGAGCCATTTGTCGTTCAGCTTGGCCGCTTCGTAGACTTGCCAGAACTGATTGCGTCCTTTAGGCGTGCCAATAATGATGGCCCAACCTCCGCGATCAGCCAAGGCAGGGCGAATAACGTAACTCCAAACGCTGGGCTTCCAATCTCCATACTCGTCAGCAACAATCCCGTCGAAGAACAGACCGCGCAGAGAATTAGCGTTGTCAGCTCCGAAAAGGCGAATGCGGCTGCCATTCGGATAATCAATACGAAGTTCGCTCTCATTAATCTCGATCCCAGGGATAGCGCTGCTGAACTGTTTGAGGTAATCCCACGCCACGGCCTTAGCCTGGGAGTAGAACGGCGCCACATAGGCGAAGCGCCCGTCATTGCGCTCGAATGTCAGTGCGGCCTTTATAAGGTCATTGATGCAAGCGACAGTCTTCCCGGCGCGGCGGTGCGCCACCACGACAGCCCAACGGGTTTTCCTTCTGTGCAGATCGAGGAACGCGCCGCGGGGCTTGTACTGGATGCGGATTAGTCCAGCCATCCGAAGGTTACGGCGCCGCTATGGTTATTGTCAGTTGGCTGGACGGGCTTGCCGTGTGCGCGTTCGATAATCATGTTCGCTGCCGTGATCTGATCGCGCTCCTTCTCGCCACTCTCCATGATGCGGACTAGTACAGCGAGCGCCTGGGGCGTCTTGGCCTTACAGGCCTGGATCAGGTCAATCTCTTCTGGCGTGCGTGCTGGGCGGCCTCCTGGGTTGCCTGTGATGCCTTTGGCGAATGGCTTGCCGCGCGGCTTGCCTTTTGCTGCTTTCCCGCTGTTTTCTGCTGTTCCCATTAACTTCTCCTGCGCCTCCCGGCGTTTTGTTGCGTACTCAATTTTACTGTGGTTGTTGCATCACAGCAGCATAAATAGTAACTGGCCGCCCAGTCCGCTCTGACACCTCCGCGCCCAGCTGGTGCGCCATCGGCGGCTGGCATTTGCGCAGGTAGTTGACGTAGTCATAAGCAGTGCCGCGCTTGACGCCAAGTTCAAAGGCGATCTCGTTGATGGTCATCGGGCCACGCTTCAATGCGTCAAGGGCCGACTTGGCGTATTTGGTCATGCCTGCCCCTTCAATGCCTTCAACTTGGCTGCGTACTCAACCTTGAGGGCCTTGAGGTCTTCAATGGTGTAATTGCGCGATGCCTGATCCGATTCCAGTGCCTCAACGCCAGCGAGGCCGATACGCTCAATCATCCCGGCGCGGAAATCTGCCCTGGTACAGCCGCCGGGACGGTTGTGGCCCTTAAGCTGCTTGTGAACGTTGGTTTCTACAAAGCGCAGATGGGGCGCCGCACCGCGCGAAAGCCAATGACCAGCATCCCATTGACCACCCGGATAGTTCTCCTTGTCATCAAAGTACTTGCCGCAGCAGATGCAGGGCTGATCACGGTCGCGCTCACGAATGAATTGGTTGAATACAACCTGCACCTCCTCCAACCAGTCACCGCGGCTCATCATTGCGCGCTTGCGCTCGCGGTCATTTTTGCGCTCTGCCTTCGCCAGCTTCGCCATAGCAAGCGCCGCTCCGCAATCCGGCGAGCACCAGTTGATGAATGATTGCCATGGCGTGAACCGCACGGCGCATCCCGGTGCGGCGCACTTGCGCTTGCGCACCTTGACTGTCAGGGTAGCGGCGTCGGGCGTGATGCGGAGGAAGGCGGAGCGTTTCATTTGGTGGCCTTCTGTGAATCGCGCCAGTTCTGAATGAAGCCAAGGTTCTTGCCGCAATTGCAGCAGATAGCGTCACATGCCCCCGTTTCCCAAACATGCGGGTGCTTGCACCGTAGCTTCCTCAAACGATAGCGTGCGTTCTTAATCGGTAGGCGGAGAAATTTGCTCCCCGTTGAGAGGATGCCTACACCAATGCTGTAAATTGCCCCGGCAATGGGTAGAGCTAGCCAAAATAGAATGAAGTCAATCACGTTTCCTCCATGTGGATTTCAGCTTGCTTCGGGAATAAACGACCATGAAGATGCATTCGAGCAAACCGCTCAGCACCTTCGTTTTCAAATGCAACCTGCTCGATTGGAAGCAGCTCGCGCCCGCCGTAAGCCGCATCAAACTCGGCGTTTGACATTTCGCTTAGTTCTTTCTGCACTTTGCTCATGCCGCTTTCCCGCTCGACCTTGCAAGAACTGTCAAAACCTTGTCGCCCCAAGCAGAATTACCAGGCTGTGGGCCTTCCAGATCGACCAATTCCATCAGCAATGACCTCATTTCGCGCAGTTCAGCTTCGTACGTGGCTTTCATCATTCCGTATTTGGTTTCGAGTGCGCGCACCTCGCCCATGACCATGCCATCATCGATGTCCTTGACCATTGCTTGGTAGCCGGCCCAGAACAGTGCCCAATCGCGGCTGCCGATTGGAGTTTTTTCGTAGTCAAAAGCCGTCATTGAATACATATATTCAGCATGCCTTCGCATTTCCGATGCGTGTTCTGGCAACAGACACTTCCCGGCCGGGCAATGCCCCATACCCTCGGCTCCGCAGTCAATAGCGTATTGACACCTGCCATCACTTCTGCACTTTTTTTCACTCACACAACCTCCTGAAATTTCATCAAAAATGCCCGACGCGGGGCGGGATTTGCTGCTGCGCCAAAAATGACGCACGATGGCTCGACTGCTGCAACGAAGCGCTCAGCGTGGCCCGGCATGTCAAAGCCGACGCAGCGGCCTACGCCGTAACGGGCTTCGGTTGGGTAAGCGGCTGTGGTGAAGTGGTGGCACATGGCGCAGGGGTCTTTGGGGCGGGTCATGCTGCCTGCTCCTGGTCGATGTTCAGTGCCATCTTGGCAAAGGTGATTTGCACTGACAGCAGCGTGTTGTCGCCATGCTCCAGGCGGTAGATGAACCGCTTTGCCCAGGCCTTGCAATCGACGCTGTGCGCCAACTTTGTTGGGTATAGCGCGTCTGCCTCGGCTATCAGGCGGGCGCTCATGCGTGGCTCCGCATCGTCAGCAGCAGTTCCTTGACCTTGGCTTTCGCCTTCTCGTCGGGCGCCGCCAGTAGGGGATGTTTCTGCACGCCAGATAGCTTGATGATGTCCTCGGCAAACTCGGGCGCCACGTTGATGGCGGCCTCCAGCAGGTACTGGCCCTTGCGGACAGCGTTGCCAAGCATTGCAGCTCGCCCTGGCACATCTGTCCCGAACGAGGGGAAGAACTTCGGCTGCCGGCCCTCGATCTTGGCCTGCTCGACCAGCCGCTCATACGCTGCACGGAAGGCCATGCGGGCCGCAATCTTGTCGCCCACCGCCAACAGAGGCGAAGCGGCAGCCATCGCCTGCGCCGTCTCGTCCGTCAGCATGCAAGAGTCCAATTCCGACTTCGGCATCAGCGCCCAAGCCTCGTCGGCAGACAGCCAAGCGGACGGCGTTTGCGCAACACAGCCCTGCACGATGTCGGCCAACTGCGGCTTGAATTTATTCGTCCGCATGTAGTTCGCGGCAGACTTTGCGACAGAGCCAGCCGGGAAGCCGGAAAGCGCCGTCATCCACATCGCAATGCGGTCTGGCGAGAATGGCGGCAGATCGTATTCGGCGGTCAGCAGGGCGATTGCTTTGGCGATTTCAGTTTTCATGTTCGGCCAGGTAGGCTTGCAGGTTGTCGATTGTTTGCTGCGCGTTGGCGGTGCGGCCGTTCGGCGGCCCTTGGCTGAATCGCTTGATGAAGCCATCGACCTTTGTCGCGTCGCGGCAGATCAACTCGATGTCGTCGTACAGGGTGCGGGTATCGTTCTGGCCTTGGTGGTACGGAGAGTTTTTGCAGCCGTCCACCGCCTGGCAGAGCTGGCCAACCGTGTAGCCATCAGCAAGCCGCGCCTTGATGGCGCGAACCCGTTTGGCATCCAGCTTGGAGGCTTCGTGTCCCATGCGAAGCTGCCAGTACGCGAACACTTCGTTGATCGCGGTAGCCTCACCCGTCGGGCGCCTGCGCTCGACAGTGGTGTTGACCTTCTCTTTTGGTTCTTGGTTATTGGTTTTTGGTTCTTGGTTAGGTTTCGATCCGGTTTCCATCCGGTTCCTATCCGGTACCGATCCGGTTCCTACAGATAACCCGCTGGGTTTTTTTGGGTTATTTTTAGAACCAACAGGACGGCCGCCAAGCTTCCCGTTTTCTTTGGCAATTGCTGCCTTTGCGTGGTAGTCGGCAATGACGCGCTCACAGACTTCGTGGTAATAGCCATCATCGCGCTTGACGAACTTGAACCGGAGTAGGCGATCTACGATCTTCTGCTCTTCATCGGACTCGGCGCCGATGGCGTCATACAGCTCTTCCATATCGAGCGGCAGGGGCTTTTCGGTGTCGTAGCAGATGTCGATCAGCTCACGGTAGATCGCGCGCTGTAGGCGGCCCATATTGGCTGTGCCAGAGCGGAAGTCGCCAATGTGGAAGGCGTAGTAGTTCACTTACGCCGCCCGCATCTTCGCCAGCAGCTCAGCCAGCTTCGCCGTCTCGTTGTAATTCCAGCCGGCGCGGAAGTCGTCAATGGCCTGCGAACCCGGGTTCATGTCGTGCGAGTCGGCAGAGTGTCCGCGGTCGTGCGCGCGCTGGCCCTTGCGGAACCAGTGCATTTTGGTGGTTGGCATGTCGTACGTCATGGCTGGGCTTTCGATTTGCGATATTCAGCAACAGCGACGACTAGATCATCGACATTCGCTTCCAAACGACCTTCTGCGCGCCTGCGATCCTCTCCGCTCGCGCCGATACAAACGCTGCGCTGATCGGCAACCTTAAAAGCCATCACCGCCAATTTGCTTGTCGGCCGGTCGTTACTTACTTCTTCTGATGTTCTCGACATCGAATATTTCCTTTTCAGATCAACCTGGTCTCGCTCGATTGCTGCCTCGTAAGCGGAACCCGTCAAAACCGTGGACGACTGCAGTTCAATGCAAACGTGGCGCGGCTTGGGAAATGAACTGGCCTACGAGTGGCCCCTTTCCTACGCTCGCCCCGCTGCCTAACATGCGCCATGTCCTGAACGAGCAGGTTGTAAGCATGGGTGGCAGTGGGAAGGCCAATAGCAGCTGCGCATTTAGCGAACATCGACTTCTGTTTGGGGCGTACGCGGACGCGGATGATTTCGGTGCGGCTTTCGTGGTTCAAGGTCATTTCGTTCTCCAGGTGATGCGGACTGCGTGGATAGGTACTGCGGGTTTATTTCTTTACTGCAAGAAAACGGGCGCGACGAAGCATCCGGCGCGCGGGAGAGGTGTCAGGGGGGTGTGGCGCCTGTTTGCTTTTCGTCGTCGAAAGCGTCAGGCCGGATCAATCGTAGAAAACGCAATTGAGCTTTAGGGATGCCAGTCCGACGCCACTCTGATACGGATGGCGGCTGGATTTCGCAAAGCTTAGCAGTGGCAGAGGTGCCGCCAAGCCGATCAATGATTTTGTTTGGGTTTTCGGTATCCATTCCTTATTTTAGGCATACCTAACGAAAACTGCAAGCGATTTCTAGGCTTACCTAAGATGTTTTATATTAGGATTACCTAATGGAACTATGGAAAGTTAGATTGAAGGAGGCTCGACTAGCTCGAGGCCTCAACAAGACACAGTTAAAAATATTGACCGGCGTGTCAAACCCTACTGTGACGGATTGGGAGAAAAGTTACGCTGATGGAGGGATTAAGGAGATATCTGGTCCGAACCTTACGAAGCTGTGCGCTGTTCTCGGAATTGATGCTGAGTGGCTTCTTTATGGCAAGCGGGTGGAAGCGCAGGCATTTGACAAGAATGTATCTCCAGCTCCGCTGGGTGCCAAGCCAATCCCCGTAATTTCCGCTGTGCAGGCCGGTCGGATGAAAGAAATGGAGTCACCTTACGAGCCAGGTGATGGCTATGCGGTCGAATATGCGGACGATAAGCTTTCACGTTGGGCATTTGCGCTAGAAGTTGAGGGTAAATCAATGCTGCCGAAGTTCAGTCCGGGGGATCGAATCATCATCGACCCCGAACTAGCCCCGAACCCTGGTGATTTTGTTGTAGCAAGAAATTGCAAGGAAGAGGCTACTTTTAAAAAATATCGTCCTCGTGGTATCGGGCAAGATGGCCAAGAGGTCTTCGAGCTGGTCCCGCTTAACGAAGATTATCCGACGCTCCGCAGCGATGAGACGCCGCTGCAGGTGATCGGGGTCATGACGGAGCATCGCCAACGGTACCGAAGACTGAAATAACGCGACTCGGCACGCGATGATGCCGAACAAGGACGACAATTGAAAAATCTAATAATCGCTGCACTCCTCGCTGGTGCAATCAGTGGATGCGCGACAGTACGCGAGAGCTACGCGCCAGACGGTCGAAAGGCATACGCTCTTAATTGTAGCGGTACGGCTCGCGGCTGGGATAAGTGCCGAGCAGCCGCCGGCGAGAAGTGCGGTGCCGCTGGATACGATGTCATTGACCGAAACAGTGAGAATGCCGCTGCCATTTCTGGCAATTCTTCTAGCGTTGTCGGCGTTCAGACCCAAGAACGCGCCATGATGGTTGCGTGTAAAGCGCCAAAATAAAGATCCCCGCCCATGTTGGCGCGGGGATCAAGGACCCAGGGTGACTCCTGGACTGCGGGTTGTCAGCCCGCTTGTGGTGTAGAAGTCGATCAGATTCATCAGCAAAACCGTCGAGCCGGCCCGGTCTACATCGGGGAATGCAAGCTCTGCTGATGAGCTACCTGAAACACTTCTATGCTCACCCGCCAAACCTTAAAGGGGAGGCGGGGCCGGAAACCTGCTGCAGCAGGCCTCTGGCTAGCGCCCGGCAAGGCGCGATACAAATGCCGACCTAATCAGTTGGCGTGCACGCCAGCGTAAATAGGGCTTATGCCATGTTGAAACTAGCGACCAAAGCTGTAAAGGTTGAGATAGACCTGCTTGCTCTTGCTGCTCTACTGCAAGTTCTTGCGGGACTTTTCTCACCCTAGCGGGAAGCGGGTTGGTGCAAGCCGGCCCGCCACTGCTGACTGAACTGTACACCGTGTCTGATTCGTTTACAACAATAACCAGGGCGAGCCGGCACGCCGTGATGCCGCGATAGGAGGAAGTATGGCAGACAGTACGAGCATTCAAGGCCCAGTCAGCATCCAGTCTGACTCAAGGCATCGCGTTGCCCTAGAATTGATGCAGTTGATCGCAAGGAGCGACGTGGAGAAAACTCTTAATAGAGACCGGAAATACTGGTTCACGCTATATCGCCAGTCCCTGCTGGCCGTCAACGGGTCGGACGTTGCAGCCATTCTTCAAGAGTCGTCGCGAAGCTAAGCAAGATTTCGTGGGGCACGCCCGCTTGGACTGCCAACGTTACGCAGTGGATGCGCTTCTCCTGAACGCTTTCAGGAGCGTTGGCAGCGCCAATCCCACTTGGATTGAGGGCAGGCACCTGCAAGCCAGCTTGCGTTAGCAGCGCTTCAATATGCTGAGCGATACCAGGCATCCCCCCTCTATTTGCTAAGTCGCGTAGCTGCAAAGCTTTAGCAGCATCTGAAACGCTTATTTCACTCATCCCACTCTCCCACCGGCCCAGCGCCGGTATTTTTTCGTCCGACGATTCGGGCGTGAGACAAGTGTAGCAAAAATAATGAGGGATGCCTAAAATAGTTCTTGCATATTTATTTAGGTACGCCTAAGATTACTCCATCAACTCAGCAACCAGATGGAGCAGCAAATGACAACAGCAGCACATACACCAGGGCCGTGGAAGCCGCATAAAACGAGCCTTGCTCGCAGTGGCAAGCCCGAATACGAGATTCATTGGTCTGACATCGGCGAATGCGTGGCTGAGATTGTTCACGGCGAGCCTGATGCGCTGCTGATCGCCGCCGCCCCTGATTTGCTGGCCGCGCTGCGCATCGCCGTGCAGCAAAACTCCTGCGACATGCACCTGACGGGCGAAGAGTTGCGTCAGTGTGAGTCAGCCATCGCCAAAGCCACCGGAGCCGCAGCATGAGCGCCTTCACCCTCACCAACTACAACCACGGCGGCGTCCTGCTGAACGTGAGCGGCCTGCGCGACGAAGACGAAACGATGATCGAGCGCATTACTGCTGCCGACAGCGCAATCGACCTGTTTGACCTGTTCGCCCCTTCTGACATCGAGCGCATTGCGCGTCAGGCTGATGCCGAGCTGGATCGGCAGGTAGCCCGCGAGCGGTTCAGCCGCCAGATGGACAAAGCGCTGCAATTGATGATGGCCTGATTACCACCCACCCTATTAACCACAATCGGAGACCTTTATGCGCCTTACCAACTACCTTCGCGATGCCTTCATTCGCGCTGCAATGAATGATGTCCCAAAAGTAGATTTCGATGATCAGATGCAAAAGCTGATTACTGAAGACGTAGTAGCGCGCCTTCCTGCAAAGGTTCGCGCAATCTATGCAGACAAAACCCTGCGGCACTATCTCAATACGAAATATGCCCACAATTTTGGCGGCGTGAGCGTGCCATGCATGTCAGGCGAAAGTGTTGACCCAAGCGAGAGCGCACGCGCTGCCTATTCTGAACTGAATAACAAGCGCAAAGCTCAAGACGAAACTAGGACTCAACTTGAGCGAAAACTCAAAGCGTGTGCCTACGCCTGCAACACGCGCGATGCGCTGGTGAAGATGCTGCCAGAGTTTGAAAAATACATGCCGGCTAGTGAAGAAAAGTCGATCCGCTCGCTGCCCGTAGTGGCAAACGTGGTTTCTGATTTCGTGAAGGCCGGATGGCCTAAAGCGGCAACAAAGCAGTTGAAAAAAGCCGCCTGATTACCAGTGCGCGGCGCACTCTGATCCGCCGCTTGCCATCTTCCGGGTCAGCAAACAGGGAGCCTCGCACGGAGTGGCCGCCAGCCTGAGGCGCACAGGTCGATGCCGGACATCGTTAGAGCCGGATTACCCAACAACCCACGGAGAACCGCATGAAAATCGAAATTCGCAACCGCTGGTCTGGCGCGGTCATTTTCACCCACGAGGCCGAGGGCGCGACGATGCGCGATGCGGTTCTTGCAGCGCGCAACAGCGGTGCCAACCTGAGCGATGCCGACCTGATCGATGCCGACCTGCGCGGTGCCGACCTGCGCGGTGCCAACCTGAGCGGTGCCAACCTGCGCAGTGCCGACCTGATCGATGCCGACCTGCGCGGTGCCGACCTGCGCGGTGCCAACCTGAGCGGTGCCGACCTGAGCGGTGCCGACCTGAGCGGTGCCAACCTGAGCGGTGCCAACCTGAGCGGTGCCGACCTGAGCGGTGCCAACCTGCTGCCTATCCGCGACGATATTTGGGCCGTACTTTCTTCGGCCCCGGCAGAAGTCCCCGCTCTGATTGATGCCCTGAAAACTGGCCGTGTCGATGGCTCGACGTATGAGGGTGACTGCTCCTGCCTGGTCGGCACGATTGCCCGTACGCGCGGCGTTAGCATCAGCACGCTGGAATCGCTCAAGCCCAACTCGTCGCGCCCCGCAGAGCTTTTTTTTATGGGTATTCGCACTGGGGACACGCCAGAGACTAGCCAGTTTTCCAAGCTTGCCTTGGAGTGGTCCGAGGAATGGCTTGCCCGCATGCGCGCCGCTTTTTCGCTGCCCATTTAATCGGAGACAGCCATGCTCACCAAATGGAACTTTGACCTTGACCCCGCCAGCCTGTTTATTTGCGCATGCGCTGCTATCTCTCTGCTCGGCCTGGTGATTTGCGCATGATCCGCGAGTTCATGCGCCAGGCAGCACTGCGAATTTCAGTTGCTATCGCTGTGGTCTTCGTAATCGCAGAGGTCAGCGCAGCAATTGAGGCGCATGACGAGCAAATCTACTTATCGGAGCTGAAATGAATGGCCGACTTGCAAAGGATGCCGCTGACTCACTGACCGCGTGGGAAGCGTTCCGAGAGCGTCAGCGGGCACGGTGGGCAGCAGCGCAGCCGCCAAAGATCGTCGGCACGTGGGCGCCGAAGATTGACGAGCAGGAGCGCGCAGTGCGCGAGCAGCAGATTCAAGACGGACTAATCCCATTCTAACGAGGCACACCATGAACCAAATTGCACCCGCATTCATCAAGGCCAAGCGCGCCTTCATGCCAGCATTGAAGGACAAAACTAACCCGGCATTCCGCAGCAAGTATGCTGACCTGGGCGCGTGCCTGGAAGCGGTCGAGGAAGCGCTGCTGGACAACGATATCGCACTGTACCAAGAGACTTTCGAGGATCAGACTGGCGTGACTGTCGAAACGGTACTGCTGCATACCACCGGCGAGACGATCCGCGGCGGCAAGCTACACGTACCAGCGGCCAAGCAGGACCCCCAGGGCTACGGCTCTGCCCTCACGTACGCCCGCCGCTATTCGCTGATGGCCGCTTGCGGCATAGCGCCGGAAGACGATGACGGCAACGCGGCTACCAAATCGGTGCGCGAGCAGAAACCTGACAGCGTAGGCCTTGCAAACGCCGTCAACACCATCAAGACGGCTGAGACGGTCGAGGACATCGGCAAACACCTGAAAGCCGCTGTGGCCCTGTATCCGGCCAGCAAAGACGCTTTGCAGAAGCATGCAAGCGAGCGCAAGGCGAAGCTGCAAACGGCTGAGTTGGGTGAACAAGCATGAGCGCCCTATCGCTGTTCCAGATTGCGAGCGAGTACCGGCACATCACCGATGTTCTGATGGACTCGGGCGCCGACGAACAAACCTTGACCGATACCCTGGAAGCCGAAGCGTGGCCGCTGGAGCTCAAGGCGCAAAACTACGGTTTCGTGATCCGCAACCTGCAGTCCACCGCGGCGAGCATCAAGGAAGCCGAAAAGCAGATGGCCGACCGCCGCAAAGCTATCGAGAAGCGCGCCGATGCGCTGCTGGAGCGGCTGAAAACGGGCCTTGAGATTGCCGGGGTGCAGAAGCTCGAAACGCCGCACTTTGCGCTGACGATCAAGAAAAACCCGCCGAGCGTCGATGTGTGGGACGAACGCCAGATCCCAGCCGAGTTCATGCGGACGCCAGAGCCGCCCCCGCCGCCTGCCCCTGTGCCGGATAAGGCTGCGATCAAGGAAGCGATCAAAGCTGGCCGCGATGTGCCTGGCGCGCAACTGGCGCAGGGCTTGAGGCTGGAAATCAAGTGACCGAAATCGTCCTCATGAAGACGCCAGGCGGCGTCCTCGCCCCGGTTGATCAGGCCGGCATCGACTACCTCGCCAAGTTCAAGCTAGGCGCCGGCGTCAAGGTGAAGGCGACAAAGCACAACAACGTGGCTTTTCACCGCAAGATGTTTGCCCTCCTTGGCGTGGCGTTCGATGCCTGGGAGCCTGAGCCGGTGCTACACAAGGGCGAGACGATCACCAAGAATATCGAGCAGTTCCGCGAAGATCTGACGATCTTGGCTGGCTTTTACGATGCGGCGATCGGATTAGACGGTTCGGTTCGGCTGACGGCCAAGAGCTGGTCGTTTAGCAACATGGACGATGAAGAAAAAGAACGGCTCTACAACGCGATCATCAACGTGGTGCTTGCGAAAGTGCTGACGAACTACACCCGCGACGACCTCGACAACGTGATCGACCAGTTGCTGAGCTTTACCTAACCGGAGTCCCTTATGTGCAAACTAATGGAAGAAGCAATGTCACGTAACGATGAAATGACCGAGCGCCGTCTGTTTGATCGCCGTGCTGCTGACATTGCTGCGAAGAGCCAGCGCGGCGAAATCACCGCCCTGACTACCGAGTGCAAGAACCTGGCAGCGAAGCTTGCCAGCGCTCAGGCAGTACCGGTAGCGAGCGTGGGCGATGATCCCGAGTTCCGCGTCATGGCCCGCCATTGGGCCGATACGCGTCACCTGGTCGGCAGCACTGGCTGGGCAGGCCTCGTCGCCTACATCGACAGCCGCGCCACTCCTGCCAGCGCTCCTAGCGGGGAGACGCTTAAAGAGACTTTTTCCAAAGCATTTCACTACCCCGAGTGCTGGGACACCGTTGCCTACCCCGATCTGTCAGCTGCGCTTGTCGAAGTCTATGAGCATTATCACTGCACCCAATGCGCCGCGCCTCAGCCGGTCGCTGCTGCACAGGCAGTGCCGGAACTTTCTGCGCAAAGTCGCAAGTTGATCGAGCGGGCCTTGATTGGCTTGCGTGATGGCTGGCTGGAGCGCGGTGACGCAGATGCCGCGCTTGCAGTCCTCGCCTCCACATCTCCAGCAGCACCAAAAGATGCACAAGGGGCGGTGCCGGATGTGAAAGCAATGGTCAACCGCTTCCTCGGGTGGAAGCTGCCGAAGGACTTTTGCCCCGACGCGGGCGTTTCATTCAATCGGGATTACGTCGAAAAATGGGGCGGTTATCCGCAAGGCTACCCAGTTGGGACAAACCTGCTCACCGCCGATCAGGCGAAAGCGATGTTTGAATACTGCTTGGCCGCTGCCCCAGTCGCGCAGCCAACCGACACCACTAAGGGGGCGTGATGGCTGAGCAATATGTGCCAGTCACCCCGGGCGGTTCGGCCTGCACTTGGCTGGCGGCCAAAACCGAAGAAAAAGCATGGGCAAACTTGCTCAAAGACGCCGCGCACATGCCCTACAAAACTGTCGCCAATTTCAAAAAGCGCGGCTACACAGTGGAGAAATGGAAATGAAAGCCACCACCCCAGGCGCTGACGAGCGCGCCGCGTTTGAAGCAGAAGTCCGCAAAATCAATTCCCGCGAAAACTTGCTGGAGCGCTGGCCCGATGGTTCCTACAAGCACCACGGCACTGAGGGCCGATGGAAAGGCTGGCAAATGGCCCGTGCTGCCGCCCCGCAGCCAACCGACATCACCAAGGACGCACAATGAACAACAGCCACACCCCTGGCGCTGACGCAGAGCGCGAACTTAGCTTGCCTTTATCGGCAATCTACAAAATCTGTATGGGACAGTGGATCAATCGGACAGGCGGCAATCTGAACGACAGAGAGCTTGCCCACAATGCTGCCATCAGCCGGTGCCTCGGGATGTTGAAGGCCCGCGCTGCCACCCCGGCAGGCGCTAGTGTAGCGGCAAACCTGCTTACGGTTCATACGGCCGCGCTAAAGGTCATCCACGCACTGGACACCGCGCGCGCCGGAACCACTATCGAATCAGCGCGCATCGCCCCGCAACTGCTCAATCTGCGTCTAGCCCTTGTTGAAGTAGACCGCGCCCGCCTCGCTGCTGGTGCGCCAGCCGAGACGGTGAAGGCACAGCGCCTCATCAGTAGCGAGGCAAATTGGCCCGACGAGAAGATAATCGAAGTGCTGCACTCGTGCGGAGTGGACACCTACCCGAGCAAGTTCGGTTTTAGCGCTGTACAGGTGTCGGCAACGAGCATTCCAACGCTGCGCGCTGTGTTGGAAATCCTCTCCACCCCGCAGATCGACGCCACTACCGCCCCTGCCTCTCAGGCTGTAAGCAGCGAGGCGGTGGAAGAAGTCACAACCCATGACAAGATGGATTACGCCGTGTTCGAGTGGGCAAATAAGCACAACATTCGATTACCTAACGGTGCATACCGTGATCTCGTGCGCCTCGCCACCAATGCAGCCGCCCAGGCAAACACCCCGGCCAAGAAAGCAGTAAGGCCACCGCGCAAGGCATCGGCAGATTTTGACCTGCCAGCGCCGAATGATGCGATCCAGGTTTGCCAATGCGCGAACCCAGCACCAGGTTGCGGCGTGAACGGCAATGGATTGGCATGCGATTTTTCCACCCCGGCCACGCCGAGCGCAGATGTGGTGAAGGATGCGAAGGAGCCGCGCAAAATGCAGGTTGACAAGTCGCGTATGCGCCTGTGCGCCAATTGCGTACATGAGTCTGTAGCGGGCGACACATTCCCTTGCAACTGCTGCTGGAACCCGGTAGGTGATATGTACAAGAGGAAGCCCGCCGCCATGCTCGCCCCTGCTAATTCGGAGAAGCCAAATGAATGAGACGCCCGAAGGAATCGAAGTTGTGACCGGACAATTATGGCGCGACCTTGACAAACGTATGCGCGGGCGTGTTTGCCGCGTCGGTAAGGTTGCGCACGGAAAAGCTCAGATGTTCACGATGGTCAACGGTCAGGCGGGAAAATTTACGATGGTCTCAATTCGCCGCATGCGCAAAACATCAACTGGATGGGCGCTTGTCGAGCAACCATCGAAAGGACAGCCATGAATCACCACCAAGCAAATGAACTGCTGCCGTGTGCCTTCTGCGGGTGCGCGGCGGGCATCAAAGAGATCGGCAACGATCACACGAAAACTCGTGCCGTGCAGGTGAAATGCTCCAACATCGAGTGCCGTGTTGAGCGCACCGACAAAGCACTGTCTCGCGGAATGGACTGGCTGCGCGCTGTCGCCATCGAGAACTGGAACCGTCGCGCACCAGCGCCTACCAGCGAACCAGGGGCGCGGGATGCGGACCTGGCTTGCGAGACGTGCCATGGCACAGGGCAAACTTGTGTTGGCACTAGTGGGCAGGAATCGGACGGCAACGGGCCGGTCATGGAGCCTTGCCCCGAATGCGCATACTACGGCGACGATGGCGCCACCCCAGCATCGCCAGCAGTGCCAGACACCGATTTGGATCAGGCGCTGACGAAGCGCGACGAGTACCACGACACCGCTGACAAGCTGGCCGAAGCGATTGCTGCGCACCTTGGCATCGATATTGGCGAGCACAGCAGCGATAACTGCCCGTGGCAGGCGGCGTTAGACGCTCTCGCTGCCGCCCCTGTCGTGTCATCGCCTGCCCCGGTGGCGCCGGTGAATGACGATCTTCTGGATTTGGCGCATATCGCGCTGCATTCAATTAATGGGCTCTCCGGAATAACTGGTGGAAACGAGCATGACTGAACAACTTCAAAAACCGGAATATCGTGTGGAAACGCTACCCAAGCCGTACTACCAGGACGCGAGCATCACCCTGTACTGCGGCGATGCAATGGCGTTGCTGCCGCTCTTACCGAAGGCTGATGCAATCGTCACAGACCCACCGTACGGCGAAACGAGCCTGGACTGGGACAAGTGGCCTGATGGTTGGCCTGCCATGGCCGCGCAGGTGTCGGAACAGATGTGGTGCTTCGGGAGCATGCGGATGTTCCTGGACAAGCGCGGCGACCTGGCTGACTGGAAGCTGGCCCAGGACGTGGTATGGGAGAAGCACAACGGCAGCAACAGCAGCAACGACCGATTCCGGCGCCTGCACGAGTTGGCGTTGCACTTCTACCGGGGCGAGTGGAAGCCACTGTTCAAGGCTCCCCAGTTCACGAACGACGCTGTCCAGAAGAGCGTCAGGCGCACCAAGAACAAAACGGCGCACTGGGGAGAACTCGGGAAAAGCGCCTACGTCAGCGAGGATGGCGGACCCCGCCTTATGGGAAGCGTCATTTACGCCCGTAGCTGCCACGGGTACGCTGTCAACGAGACTCAAAAGCCGGAGGACATTGTTTCCCCACTGGTGCTCTACAGCGTTCCTCCTGGTGGCCTGGTGGTGGACTGCTTTGCGGGGAGCGGAACGACCCTTGTAGTCGCCAGAAAGACGGGACGTAGGGCTATTGGCATCGAGCGGCGCGAAAGCCAATGCCAAGAGATTGTGAAGCGATTATCTCAAGGCGACCTTTTCATTTCCCACACGGAAGAGAGCTATGCATGAAAACCGTTTTCCACACATTAATCCGGATAGCCAATTAATGTAATCGCGCACGCTGGGCTGACCAAAAAAACTTCGGGCAGCGAAATGCGCATGCTGTTCAAGCGGATCATCAACGAGTCGCGTGCTGCGATGAAAGAAACGACGCCCGCCGCCTCGCCCCTGGTCGATGAGGAAAAGCAGATCGTGGCGGGGAAGGTGGAGCCTGGCCGGTGGAACGTGCAGAGCGAAGCCGACATTATCGAAATCTCGCGCAATCTCGATGTCATTTTACGCAACGGCGTTTGCTTGATGGATCGCGATTATGGAAAGATCGACTGGACGCAGGTTGCCGACTGGCGCTACAGCCAAGGGCAGGCACAGGGAGCGGCGAAATGAGCTATTGCAGATTCAGCAGCGACGATTTCAAGTGCGATATCTACTGCTATGAGGGTGGCAGCGGGTTTGTCGTTCACATCGCACGTAACCGCGTGCTGGGGGACATCCCGGTCACGCCCCCGCTGGCGAAAGAAACGATTCCTGCCTACATGGAGGCGCGCAAAGTGCAGCGCGCGTTTCTCGAGAACTGCGAGCGAGCGCCAATTGACTTGCCACATGCCGGTGAGTCGATGGACTTTGACGACGCCGGGGCGTGCGCTGATGGCCTGGAAATGCTGCGCCGGCTTGGCTACAACGTCCCGCAGTATGCAATTGACACGCTGCGCGAAGAAGCGGCACAACCACAGGAGAAATCATGCTAACAGTCGAACAGGAAAGACTGCGAGAGGCGGCGCAAGCTGCCGTTGCCAACGATTTTGAATACGGAACCTCGCTGACCAATGAGTACATTTCATTCATTGATATTGCGCAACCCGCCGTCATTCTCGACCTTCTGGCACTGGTGAAGAAGCTGCAAGGCTGGGTCAGCGTGGAGGATCGGCTGCCAGAGAATAATTGCAGGGTGCTGGTGGTGTTTTGGCCCTACGATAATCGGATGAATGAGCGCGTGATTACCTCGGCCTGGTACAGCGACGGCACATTTTTTGAAGATGGCGACGAAATGCACCCGCCATCGCATTGGATGTCTATGCTCACGTTGCCAGAAATTGAAGATGAGACGGTCGAGAAGCTGCAAGGCGAGGTGAGGCCATGAGCGACCGTGAATTGCTTGACAGCGACGGCGAGAACCGCGCCCTGCGATCATTCCTGATGCAGTACGGGCTGCCGGGCCTAACTGTTCGGGCGATGTGCGACCATATGGAGCGGAGCGGATGGAGCCCGCTGTACTGGCCCCCGTTCGTTGCGCGGCATGGCGCAGCAGATCAGCACTTGACCAAAGCGGGTGCGCAAATCTGGATTCGCCACCTTCTTGCGATGGAGTCAGCATGAGCCACAACGACATCACAGGCGACAAGATCGCCACGAAGGCGCCTACGAAGGCTTACCGCGATGGGTGGGATGCGATATTCCGGCCGGATACCCTGGTGGTGGGGCGGCCAGTTGCGGGCTTCGAATTTCAAGGAAAGCCCGTGGTTGAGGGCGAAAGGGGCGGCCACCTCCTGGTGGTGGATGAGGAAAGGAAGCAGGATGAGCATCTTCGTTGACGACGATGATTTGGTGGTCCTGACGGGCTGTCGCAACACAAGGCGCCAAATCGACCAGTTGCGCGTCATGGGCGTACCATTTCGGATCAATGCCGCCGGGCGGCCCGTAGTGGCGATTGCCGCCATTGAGGGCGGCCGAAATGCCCCGGCAGCACCCCGCGAAAAAGTAATACCGCCAGCACTTAGAGGATAGTAATGGGCAGAACGCCGACCAGGAATAAGCATTTGCCGCAGGGTATGCGCGTGCGCTGGCGCGGCGAAACGGCGTATTACTATTACGAGCGGCCCGGAACTACCCCGCGCATAGAAACGCCATTGGGCAAAGACTACACCGAGGCTGTGCGCAAGTGGGCCGATATGCGTGATCGGTCAAGCGTTGGCGATCTAGTAACCTTTAAGCACGTTGCCGACCGGTATATTGCCGAGGTACTGCCGAAAAAGCCTAGCTCGACGCAAGACCAGTACCTTCGCAATATTCGCCGCCTGCTGGTAGTTTTCAATGAAATACCGACGCCCATTGACGACATCGAGCCGATTCTTGTCCGTCGATACATGGACCTTCGCAGCGATGCACCGGTAGCGGCAAACCGTGAGAAAGCGATGCTTTCGACTATCTGGAACTTCGCGCGTAATAAGGGCCTGACCGCAAAGCCAAACCCATGTGCCGGTATCGAGGGCAACACGGAGCGCGGGCGCGATGTGTACGTCGATGCAGAGGTCTATCAGGCGATATGGGATGTGGCCGAGCCAATGCTGAAAGACGCGATGGACATGGCCTACTTGACCGCGCAGCGCCCCGCCGATGTCCGCAAGATGACTCGGGCCGATATCCAGGACGGCGCGGTTAGGGTCGTGCAGAACAAAACCGGCAAGAAACTGCGCGTCGAGCTATCGGGGGAGCTGGGAGAAGTAGTCGACCGGATCACATCGCGTAAGGTAGCCGGCATGTCACTGCTGCTTGATAAGCGAGGGCGACCAGTTACCAAGTCAGTGCTACGTGGCGCTATCGAGCGGGCGAGAATCATGGCTGCCGAGGCATCACAAATCGCCGCCGAGTGCGCTGGCCTGCCCGACATTTCGAAGGAACTGCTGGCCTTCCAATTCCGCGACCTGCGCGCCAAGGCTGGCACCGACACCGAAGAAAGCCGGGGCATGCAAGCGGCACAAGATCAGCTTGGACACACCACAGCGCAGATGACTTCTCACTATGTTCGGCACCGGCGGGGCAAGCTTGTGCCGCCCACGAAATAGTCTTGCTCTTCGTTCCGCAAAAGATCCGGCCTCATAGGAGAGAATGAGCATCTGCGATACGCCTTTTGCGGAACGAAAAACGGCTGCAACCCGCGCCAATGCTCACTTCCCCATGTGACTTAAAATCTCGTGCTCGAAAGGGCGTACCGGTTCGATTCCGGTTCCGGGCACCAGCAGATGGTCTTATTACGTTCATTAACGTATCGATTTTTCCTCCATCTCCTCCTAATACCAGC